GATGTACCAAATGGCACATATGATGAAGAAATTAAATTTAGAACTGTCCACGGGGAGCGATCAGGAGAGTACCCACTCTTTTTGCTTGCTGATGGACGAAATTAGTATTGCGACAGTTAAGCCAGCAGTTGAGTGGATCCTAGAAACTAATTTTGCAGAACAGCAACCAGATTTAATGAATCTAATTATCACCTCTCCAGGTGGTGATTTAAATGCTGCGTTTTCTTTGATTGATGTTATGCGTGGATCTGCCATTCCAATTAGAACAATTGGTCTTGGTCAGATTGCTTCTGCTGGTTTATTGATTTTTATTGCAGGTAAAAAAGGTCAACGAATTCTTACACCGAACACTTCTATTCTGTCCCATCAATACACATGGGGTTCGTTCGGCAAAGAGCATGAACTTATGGCTCAAGTAAAAGAATTTGATTTGATTACGCATAGACTTATGGCTCACTACAAGAAATGCACAGGGTTAAAAGAGGATGTTATTAGAAAATATCTACTACCACCTCAAGATGTTTGGTTAAGTTCCGAAGAAGCACTGGATCTTAAGATTTGCGATATTGTTAAAGACTTAAAATAGGAGATTTCATGGATAAGATTAACATTGAAGGTATGACTTGGATCGTTTCAATCACACTTATGGTTGTTACACTCGTCATCAGCGTTTGTTATTACAACTTAAAGAAGGATGAGTTGATGTCAAAGAACATTGACACAGCTGTAGAGAAGGGTATTGACCCTATGGCGGTTCGTTGTTCGTACTCAGCTCGTGATGATATCATCTGTATCGCTTATGCGTCGTCTGGCAACAGCTCGCCGACCTCACCGATGCCTATTTCAAACAAAAAATAATAAAAAGTTAACAAAACCCCCAAAAAATGACCCTACAGGACGTAGGGTTATCCCCGAAACCCCTGAAAAGTCGCTAAGTCGTTGATTTTTCAGGGTTTTTTTCATCTAAAAACCCGAAAAAAGTGCTTTACATTAAAACTCGGTCAGCGTATAATTACTGCATAGTTAAAGAAAAGGAGAAAACGATGACTGAGTTCGAAAAACGCTGCTACGGTATGACCGAAAACGATATCCGTGAGGAATACATGGGTTCTATCACCGCAAAACTGTCTGGTCTTGAGATGGTTGTGATGGGTTTGCTGTCTGATGCGCAGGAACTGCAGACTTTTGGTCATGCTCAGGCTTTGGACCAGAGTCGCAAGAACATGAACATCGCGAAATTCATCTTGTCTGAAATGATGGAAAATAAAGTAGCAGCCTAAGAACTTTTTACGGAGAAAATTATGTTAGCATGGGAAGAAATGACAAACAAGCAGCAACTTGAGTGCATTATTTGGGATGCATACAAGGATGCGTACGGTGTTCGTCCTCGCCACATGAATCTTGAGGCGATGACCGAGGAGGAACTCAACAAAGAACTCGAGTTTCTTGCAAACGTGATCGAGCAAAATGAGCGTGATCGTCTCGAAGCCGAAGAACGTGCATCGCATGACTTTGAAATGCGTATGCTCAGTCTCATGATGTCTGGTGCAAAGTCACGCGAACAGGCTTTGCGTTGGGTTCACGAAGCTGAAGGTACGGATGGCGACGATGAGTATCTTTGCTATACTCTTGGGCTTCCGTATGGTTACTTCAAGCAAGTTGCTTGACATTAATAATTGATTAAGGTATAATTATTACTATGACAATAATTCATACTTCATTCAAAAAGCGCAAACCTAAAAAGCCAACTGCAAAACAGCGTGAGTTGCAGGCTGACTGGGAAAAACTTCTCAAGAAATATGAGACCAAACCTGTACCGAAGGGTACTGCTATGTACAAACAACCAAAAACTCTTATCCGTGAAACACCGCACTATCCAAGTCTGAATAGTGGGCTTGGTAATGCGACCAAACCTATCCATCATGAGAAGGTTTATACTGGTACTGCTATGAAAGGTATTGGCACTATGCATAAGTCTAATGCAGTCCCAATTTTTTCTGATGATGCAGCTATTGACATTGCTAAGATGCGCAGGTAAAATTTAATTTAAGGAGAAATAGTATGACTCAGTTTGAAATTGAAAACAAGATGCTACAGCTTGCTATGGCTGCTGATGTTTCTGGTCTTACAACCCTGTTGAGCGATCTTAAAACTCAACGACGCAAACTAGATGCGTGGTTTGATAAATATCTAGACATGTTTGACAACAAAATGAACAAAACATCTAAGAACGATCCTGTTTGGAAGATGTATGACAAAAAGTTTGTCGAGTACCAAGAACTTGAAGCGAGTATTAAGCGTGTCAACTACTACAGAGAAAAATATGCAAATGTTTGAAGACTCAAACTCTTTCTCTGCCTACATTGAGAAGATGGTCAGGGAGAGAAAAGGTTTAACCCACCTAGAAGCAGTGCTAGAATACTGCAAAGTGAATTTTATTGACCCAGCTGACATAAAGAAGTTGATTAACAAGTCGTTGAAAGAGAAAATTCAAATTAACTTTGAGGATGACGGATATTTACCGAAGTCAGCAACTCTAGATGTTTAATTATGGACGGATTTAAAGCGTATCGCTACTACATAGCGACTAAGCTACACTTTACAAGTGATAAATTTGATGTTTTTGTTAATCCAAATGTGAAAGGGAGCAGAGATGCCTTTGTTTCTCGTAACGATCGTTACATTTTTGAAAAACTTGCTAGAAAATTCCCAAAAGACTTTGATCTTATACAGTATTATGTCGCAAACTTTGCTTACGGCAATGATGCCGTCGCTTATAGTGGCTCTGAGTCTGATACTAACTACATAGTCTGGCAAAAACGAAAACAATCACTCTCAAGGATAGTTGAGAACGACCTGTTCTCTATTATTCTGTTTCTTGAGAAAGAAAGAAAACACCCATCAACTATTTTCACGTTCAGTGATGAAAACTTCCCAGAATTATTTAAACTTTATCTCGGACACCATGTCACTATCGAGACTATGGTGGTACTCAATGACTTTTTACCCTATCTTTCTTCTTGGAAAGAAAATGCAAACTTGCTATGGGAGGAAGAATGCCGTAGAATAGAAAAATGTAAGGGTTTCGTTAAATACGAACGTAATAAAATTTTACCTCTAATAGAAAACTTTACTTCAGAGATTAAAGAGTTACAAAATGGGACGCACATTTCGTAAAGAGAAGACTTGGGACGATGGCAATAATCGTGCCGCTAAAAATACTTCAAAAAAAGTTAATACTCGTGGTATGAGAGTACTAAATAGTATTGTGGAAGATGATGAAGTAGATTATGATGACCTTGATGAGTTTGAATATGAAACATCTGACACAAATACGACAAAAAATCATACTGTTAAACATACGACATAAAGGAAATACATATGGATATTAATACACTCCGCAAAATGCGCAACAATGACTTTTCAAAGATCGCAGGTGAATTTGAAAAGATCGCAAACCCTTCTGAGGGTAAATCTTATCAAGATGACCGTGTCTGGAAACTAGAACCAGACAAAGCAGGAAATGCTACCGCAGTCATTCGCTTCCTACCAAGAACTGAAGGTGATGAACTCCCATGGGTTCGTGTTTTCAACCACAGCTTTCAGGGTCCAACTGGTAAATGGTATATTGAGAACTCTCTAACCACTTTAGACGAGAAAGATCCAGTCGGTGAACTTAATAGTCGCCTATGGAACTCTGGTTCTGAAGCAAACAAAGAGATTGCTCGCAAACAAAAGCGTAAACTTACCTACATCGCTAATGTCTTGATCGTTTCTGATCCTAAGCATCCAGAAAACGAAGGTCAAGTGCGTTTGTTCAAGTTTGGTAAGAAAATCTTCGACAAAATTATGGACAAGGCTCGCCCTACGTTTGAAGACGAGAAGCCAGTCAATGTTTTTGATCTTTGGGAAGGCGCAGACTTCAAATTGCGTATGCGTAAGGTAGATGGTTACGCAAATTATGATCAATCTCAGTTTATGGAGCCAGCAGCGCTGTTTGATGGCGATGAAGATAAACTTTTAGAGATTGTTTCTAAGCAATATAAACTTTCAGAGTTTCTTGATCGTAAAAACTTCAAAACTTACGAAGAACTCGCTAAAAAGTTGGCTGACGTACTTGATGACACTGGTGTTCCAGCAAAATCAGCTGCTCAGATCGCTGAGGACGATAATTATGTCCCACCAAAGCGTCAACCTTCAGCTGAAGTTAAGAAAATGCCTGAAAGACCAGCACCAACTCCAGCATCGTCTGATGATGACGACGATGAGGATATGATGAGCTATTTTAAGAAGATAGCAAACGAGTAATAACAAAAAGGGGAGCCGAAGCTCCCCTTTTTTGTTAACCAACTCCACGTCTTCGAACATAATCGTTCATTGTCGTATCTGTGTTCTTTGGACCATAGTATGCGGCAATTGGTTGAGAAGTGTTGTTCACATTTGTCTGTGGAGCAACAACTGTGTTGTTAACTGCTTTCGGTTGCTCTTTTGCTGCTTGAACATTAGCAGAATCCCTATAAACATCAGTTGCCTTTGCAGATTTAACAGCTGGTTTAACTGCTTCAACTTTACTAGCATCTGAACCAGAAATTTTAGATTTCTTCTGTTTATTGTATTGTTCCATAATTTCAGGTGGGTATTTGTTACCCATCGACATCGACATCTCCATAACACCCATCTGTTTATCAGATAATGGTTGCCCTGGAACTACAGGTTCATTAGCAATTAGAGTCTGTGATCTAGAAACTAAGTTTTTGCTTGCCGTTTCAGCAGCTGCTTTTGAATCCTTTACACTTTTACCTTCAGATCTTGCTGCTTCGTAAGTGTCGCCATATACCTTTGCTTTATTTCCATCAACTGGTTGAGTTGCTACTTGCGTCTTACCATCTTCGCCAACTTTGACTCCTTGATTTGGCGCTGTTGGAGTTTCTGGAGTTTTAGGTTTGTCATCTGGTTTAAATGGATACCATGGACCGAATGTTACTTTCTTAAAGCCAAGATCAAAACTAATTTCTGGAATACCAACATTCTGAAAGAAACCAACAACAGAATCTTTAATATTCTTAAAGAAGTTTCCTATTGGTTCTGTAATATACTTGCTAACGAAACCAGTAAAGGAATCAACCATATTCTTAATGGTTTCTGCATCAAATAAGCCAAATGATATGAACTCTAAAATTCCACCAAGACCAGCAATGATGGCGTCGCCTAATGAGCCACCATCAAGCCAAGTTTTGATACCATCCCATAGACCATTAACTAAACCACCAACTATTAAAGCAATTGGGAAGATTCTAGTTACAAGTTTACCTAAGAATGCTGGATTTAATAGGAATCTACCAGCAGCCATAATTCCTTCACCAATCATTGATGCTAAACTGCCAAGACCACGAAGTAATGATCCACCAATTTTCTTAGCAAAGTTCTTTAGGAATTTTCCACCAAACATATCAAAGAGACCACCAAGACCACCACCTTCTTCTTGTTTTTCTGGTGCTGCTCCCTTACCACCTGGTCTAGTATTCTCTTCAATTTGTCTTAACAGTTGAGTTTGCTCATCCATTAATCTTAGATTTTCGGCTTCCTCTTCACTAGTGAATGATGAGTCTGCTGCTTCACTCGACACAGCATCTCTTAATGGGATGACGTTTGATCCACCTTTACTTGTCTTGGCACTCGCATCAGCAATTGTGTCTTTGCCTCTGAAGCGTGGGTCAACCTTCGCTAGAGTTGCCTCTAACTCAGCTTTCTTTTTGTATTCTGGGGAGCGTTTAATCTGTTCTTCAGTTAGACCAGAAGATTTGAGTCTGCTTAGTTCTTTT